GGCGTTGCGGATTGAGGCGAGGGTGGGGGTGGTCATGGTCACATGCTCAGCAAAGGAACGGAAACATCAAAAAGCCCGCCGGAGCGGGGGGTTTCGGCGGGCGGGCCGGCGTAGGTAAACAGGGTGCCCGAGGGCCAAACGTCGTTGAGGTTGGTGTGCATTCGCCACAGCTGCGGCGGGAGCGCAAACTCCCGCACCTGGCCCCGCTGGCCGGCGTAGTGGTCGCGGATCTGCTGGGCCTCGCTCAGGGTCAGCGCTGGAAACTGCAGGCTGATCCCAATGCCCGACGGCACGGATGAATGAGCGAATGGGGTTGAGTCGCCGTTCTGCGATTCGACAGACGACACCACCAGCTCGCCCAGGCCGTACTCCCGCTCTAGCGGCTCGATAGCGGGGAAGTCGGCCATCAGGTCGGTGCAGGCATCGGGATCGTCCAGTTGCTCGCCTGGATGTTGAAGGTGCTAGAGCTGCTGCTCACGTCAGTGGTGTTGTCCAAGACGGCCACCAGCTCGTCGGCGCTGGCGGCTCCACCCCTGGCCCGCCTGACCACCGCCTTGCGCACCGTGAGGGTGGAGCTGGGCCAAGCCCCGGCCGCAATCGTCAGGGTGCCGATGTTGGTGGTGTTGTTGATGGAGAACGTTAGCGCCACCGTGACCCCGCCAGCGGTGTAGCCGCTGCCAGTTGAAAGCTCGTTGGTGACCGAGCTGAACTTGGAATGGGCGGCCCTGTCCTCGGTGTAACCCGAGGTGTGCAGGGTCATTTTGTAGGTATGGGTGGTGTTGCAGTTCCCGGCGAGCACGTCGCCTAGGAAGCTGTTGTAAATGAGGGTTGCCATGGGGGGATCTGTTCTTGGTTCAGGTTAGGAAGCGCCCCACTTCGAGGCTACATAGGCATCGAGCTTCGCCCGGTCGGTACTTGAAATGTTGGACGACAGCGCGATGATCTCGCAGGTTTTGCCGACAATGCCTCTGCCTGAGTTTCCCCTATCGTTAGAGAATCTGGTAGTCCCCACACCAGCAGTAAGGTTGAATACATAGCAGGTTGCGCTTAGGCTGCGTGTCAATGACAGCGGCGCCGTAGATACACCGTTCTGCCATGCGGAGCCGTTTTTGACGTTGTTATCGGCTTGCACGCCAACTAGCTTGTAATCGCTTGCATTGTATCCGGCATCGCCACTTACCGGGCAGTGGAATGGGTAGTAAGCCCCGTCACCCACTATAAACTGATCCCCGGTTAGCGCAGTAAACTGAACAACAATAATAAAGCATTGCGGATTTATGCCAACTGACAGCTGTACGAATTGATCGGCCGTAGTCACCATGCAGTTATTGCCGTTGACGCTCCCCTGGGTCGGCCTGGTGCCAGAGCTGGATGTGGCGTTGCGCCCATTGCCGCTCTTGTCGTCGATCTGCGTGATCGACCCGCTTGAGGTGGTGATTGTGGAGGTGTCGGCAAAGTCAAGCCACAGCAGCGGAGAGAGCTGGGACGGACCCCAATAATTGCCATCGAACGCCCCCCGGGTGAACGTCGTCGCCGCTGATGCCCACTGTGCCCCAGCCTCAAACACCGACGCCCCGGCGATCCGCCCACGGGTAAAGGTCGTTGCTGCTGATGCCCACCTGGCGCCGGACTCGAATAGCCCACTGGTGCCAGAGAACACACCGCGGGTAAAAACGGTCTGAGCCGATGACCACTGACCACCAGTTTCAAACCTGCCCAGGGCCCCCGAGAAGGCGCCGCGGGTGAAGGTGGTAGCCGCCGATGCCCATCTGGCCCCGGTCTCGAACGGACCAAACACACCAGCAAAGGCACCGCGGGTGAAGGTGGAGGCAGCTGATACCCATAGGCCTCCACGCATTGACGCCAGCGGCCTGGGTACGCACGTAAAGGCGCACCGGACCGCGAACACATCGGCATGGCGATCGACCACCTGAGGCGGCTCAGCCCAGCGCCAGGCGTAGCCGGTCGGCGTGAGCGCAGCAGCCAGGGTGGTGGTGGTGAAGCCGAACCGATCGAACCGCAGCCGGTGCGCCCGGTAGTGGGCCAGGATTGTTAGATAGTTGGCCTCGGTGATGTTCTCGAAGATTGGCGCCCACGCCCGGCCAATCTCCAGCGAGCCGGTGCGGACGTTGCCGCGCCGCCCATCCATCGACTGATGACCAGCCATGGGCCAGTTGCCGGGGGTGATCGGCGCTTGGGATGGTATTAGAGCAGGGAAGTCAGCCATCGCTAGGACCAGTTATAAACAGGCTTGGCGGTTGGATAGTAACTGATGATCCCGCTACCATCGACCGTCCCAATCTCAACCACTGATGCTGCATACATTTGATCCCACAGCAGCGCATACCCATAAAACTCGCTGTTGTACTGCTGGAATCTACCAAAGATCAGGCCAACGCTTGCGTCATCGTTGCCTGTGATTGTAACCAGGCCAGTATTGGGATTCTGCGATGCGCTGAGAGTCAGCGCTACCTTGAATGAAAGCGTGACCCTAGACGGATCGATCCCTACCGGCGGGATTAACCCTTGGCCAAAGGTCCACGGGCGCACTACGTCTGCTCCCGTGTTTGCTTTTTCTATGCTTTGCAAAACTGGCCTAGAGTAGGCAATTTGATTATAGCTTGAGAACGTATTAAACCCGTTGTAGGTTGTACCGCTAACCAGGTAAACCTTGCTGGTCTCTTCCGCCCCCGAGCCTAACGGCAAGGCCGGCGGCGGGTCGGGAACCGGGCGGCCAGGCATCCCAGGGGGCGGGGGCGCCGGGGGATTTGCTGGGGGCTGCTCCGGTGGCGTGAAGGGTGGGACGCCTGGCGGCCACGATGGTTGGCCTGGAGGGGTGAATGGTGTCCCAATGCTGGAGCCAGCCGGCACGCTGGTGTCGGTATCTCGGCCGGCCACGTCACCGGAAGGGCCTGTTTTCTGGCTAGGCAGAATGATGCCGGTTGTTGGCGCGTTGACAACAGCATCAGCCAACAGGCTGCGGCCATCCGCATCCACCGGGAAATGGGTGAGGCTCAGCGTCTCTTCTCCGGTAAAGTCAGCCCCGACTGATTCAACTTGGTAGTAGTAGTTGTAAAACCATGGCGTGTCCCCATCGGCCTCAACCCTTAGGTAGATCTGCACCACATCGCCCTCTTTGATCCGGCCGGTCTGGCTGCCGGGCCTGAGCTTCACCGTTGCCGTATGCCCGGTCAGTACCCGGCGGGCATATTCGTAGCTGCCGACCCTGGAGGCGTGCAACTCGCTGGTGCAAAACTGCGAGAGGTCGCGCTGCTCAGGTTTATCTGTGTTGTTGGTTGTCCCGATCGGCAGGGTGCGAGGCACCGCGATGTCGGTCTCGTCCGCCTGCTGGCGCCAGATCATATTTAGGATCGGGGCCTTCCTGGCGCTGGCTTCTACATTGGTGGACTGGAATGAATCGGGCTTAATGATTCGCTCATCCAGCAGCCAGCGGGGCACCAGTGGAGTGGTGTTAATGCTCCCATCTGGGTTGGCCGGCAGCAGTGGGCGCAGGCCATACTTGCCCCCCACCCTTGTCTCACGCAGCAGGAAGCTGGGCAGGATCCTGATCACGAAGTCGCCCAGGTTGGCCGAATCCTCGAACAGCCCGTTACACCACAGGCCGTTGACTTCCACGAACTTGGCCGCGGCAACCATGGAATCCATATCAATCATGGCGGCCGGCACCCTGGAACTCCGCTGCCAGGCCCACAGCACCAGGTCGGCGATGTTGTCAGATGCCCCGACCACGCCATCCACCAGGCGGCCCCGCTCGATCGTCATGCCCTCGCGGACAAAGAAGTTCCAGCCGGTCTTCCACTCGTCAGAATCATGGTGGAATGTGGCCCCGGCTTCGATGGTAGTGATGCCGCTGTAGTTGCCGCCGCCGCCGGTGTAGGTGGGGAAGATCGGCGTTACTCCGCCGTGGCTTGTGGCGAAGTTGCCGGTCGTCCAGCTGCCAGCCCGTTTGCCGTAGTTCTGGCTAAAGCTGCCGATCCGGCTCTCACCATTCCTGGCATCGCGCACCTGCACGGAACCGATCTGGCCCTCGCCTAGGACCATGTGGTAGCGGCTGGTGACGGTGGTGCTGGTGTTCTCGAACCGGGCTTCAGTCGCTGGCGGAAACACCAGCACACCGCCCACGGTGCCGCGCCGCCGACCAAATACGACAGGGATAGGCTCACCTATCACCATGGCCCGCTGCGGCACCCGGAGCGGGGAGTTGCCGGCGGCGGCAGTGCTCTTCGCCGGTGGCGGTAGTTGGCCGGTGGCAGGGAGGGCAAACGACAGGGCCCTGCTGCCGGATGGCACTCCGATTGAAAATGCTGGCCCCTTGTAGCTGCCGTCTCCGGCAGATGTAATTGACCCGGAACTGCGACCGCTGCCTGCTGCATACCGGCGGCTGCCGTCAGGGTTGAAGTTCTGAGCCGCATATCTAACGGTATCAATCATAATCTGCAGGGCACCCCGATCAGTTCCGTGGTCGCCGACCTTGGCGGGAACTGCGCGCCGATCGGTGACAGGGCCGAACCGAGCTGAATGGTGCGGCTGACCAGCGTGCCACTACCACCGATGCATTCTCCAACCGTTGAAGCGGCCACATTGATGGCGGCTGGGATGCCCGTGTCTCCGGCTACCTCGTCGAAGTCCAGAACCGTGATGTTGCACAACCAGCGCTCAGCCAAGGCCCGCTCGAACAGGTCGTGGTTTTCTTTGGTAGCCGGCATCGTGATGCTGGCCTGTTCGCCCTGCCCCTGGCCGCTGACCAGCCCTGACCAGCTGAGCTGCCGATAGGACCACTGCACCCCGCCGAACGTGATCACCTGGTCAATCCATTGGGTCTGCCACCGGGCGAAGGTGGCGGCCCCATCGTTCAGTTCAACCAATGCCACCTGCGCCCTAGCCATCAGGCACCTCCCAGGGCGACCCTGGCGCCAGGCGAGCGCAGCGCCCCCAGCACCCCAGCAGCTGTGGCTTGCATGGCCTGCTCAAGGTCACCCATGCTGACCCACTGCGAGCCGTCGGGCATTTGCAGCACCTCGCCAGTGCGGATGGTGATGTTGGGTACGCCGCCACCGGCGCCGGTGCGGGCGTGGTCGACCACGGTCTCCCTGGGGTGCAGCATGGCCATGAATCCGCCGCGGCCATCGAGTCCGCCGGAGCGGGGAGCGTTGCCGGTGTAGCCGCCGCCGGCAAAGGAGATCGGCCTGTACTGCACCACGCCGTTGGTAGTGAAGGCCCCCATCTCGCGCCCGTTGTCCATGTAGGTGGGGCGTCCATTGAAGGTTCGGCCGGTTGGCGTTGCGTTGGCAAATTGGTTTTGGATCTGATTGATCCCCATCCCGATGATCCGCTGCTGTGCGTTGTAGGCAGCGTTGGCGCCACGGGCTTTCTCGGCTGCAATCTTTTGCTGGAACCTGTACTCCGTATCTGCTGAGTTGGCCGCTACCTTCATCAGGTTTACTTGTTCCTGGAGTTTTGCGGTTTCTTGCTTCATGGCTGCCGCTGTAGCTAGAGCGGCCTGAGCGCTGCGCAGTTCCTCCCATGCCTTCTGACGTTTCAGGTCAACAATCAAAGTCTCCTGCCTAATCTGATCATCTAGCGCCTCCTTTTGCAGCCTGGCGTTTTCTAGCTCAATTTGCTTAATCTGTAGCAGGATGGGAATCTTTTCCGCGTCTGTTTTGGTTTGGCCCAACTTGTACTCCAGGATTGATTTGGCTGCGTTGTTCACTGCAACATCTGCGTTTAAGGTGGCCTCCCTAAGTTGGCCTTGTTGCTGGATTGCCTGGCTAGTGGCGTCAATCGTGGCGCCCAGCAGCTTGTAGCTGGCGTTGCTCTGGTCAATGGCAGCGTTGAACGCTTCCTGCCTGGCCTTGGCGTTGTCGATGGGCGGCTCCATTCCCCCAGCTGCGGTGGCCGCGTTACCCATCTCAGCCGCCAGCTTCTGAGCTTCCAGAGCGGCGGCGGCGGTCGAATCGCCAGCGCCCTTGGTTGCCTCGTTGATCGCCCAGACAGCCGCCGCAGTGGCGCCAGCGGCCAGCGCCAGCTTTGCCCACCCAGCGGGGCCGGTCAGCGCCGTCAGCGCAGCCTGCGCAATCGCGGCAGCCTTCACCGCTTCGGTCAGCAGCTTGTAGGCGCCGACCACCAGGCCCAGCCCCACCACCCACGGGCCGAGCGACTTGGCAATTCCGCCAATGGTCTCGATGGTCTGCCGGATGGGATCCTTGTTGGCCACGATGTAATCCCGGAAGCCGATGCCGACCTTCGAGATCCAATCCACCGCGCTACTCAAGTATGGCAGCAGCTGGTTAGCGATCTCCATGCCGATCTGGCCGAACACGGCCTTGGTCGCCGCCAGGCTGTCGTTGTAGGCGTCGGCCTTGTTGGCGAACTCCGTGCTAATCGTGGCATTCAGCCCCTCGATGGCTTGGCGGCCTTCCATGAACATGGGCACCAGGTTCGTTGCGCTTTTACCCATGAGGTCAATCGCCAATGCGCTGCGCCGGCCAGCATCGGGAATCTGGCTAAGCCTCTCAGTAATCCTGAGCATCTGTTCTTCGGCCGGCACCAGTCGTCCGCTTGCGTCAGTAGCGCTTAGCCCAATATCCCTTAGAGCGTTTGCGGCCGGGCCAGAGCCAGTCTTTGCGGCTTCATACATATTCTTTCCCAGCTTTATCATCGCCTTCCCAACTTCGTCAATATTTGTTCCGCTCTTTTCCGCCGCCTGCTGGAACCTGCTCAGATTCTCAACGCTCACCCCTGTCTTCTGCGACAGGTCGCGCATGTTGTCGGCGGCATCGATCGCGCCTTTGGCGAAGGCAACCACACCAGCAGCAGACAGGCCGGCACCTAGAGCCAACACGCCACCGGTCACGCTGCCAAGGATCTTGCCCATGCCGCCCAGGGTGCTGTTCGCCTGCTCGCCGGCCTTCTGAATCCCTTTGATTCCAGCGCTCAGCCCAGCCAGGCCCGACGCGTCGCCCTTGGCGCTGATCTTCAGGATCGCGTCAAGGTTGGCCATCAGCTGTAGAGCTCCATCAGGTAGGCGCTTTCCATGGTCTGAATGTCCTCAAGCAGCGCCAGCGGCTGGGTCACTGAGCACAGGCTAAAGAGCCACTGAGCGGCGCCATAGTCCAGCCCGATCGGACCACGCGGGCCGGTGCGCCACTGGGTCTGGAGCCGGCAGAACATCGTCACTGCCTCCCAGTTCTCAGGCCACACCAGGAAGACCTGAGGGGCAGTCTCATGCTCTGGAAGTTCAATGCCCCACTCGGCTGCAGCGGCTGCCAGGTCGTCACTGCCGCCCCCGCTCAAGAAATGCCTTGCGGCATCCGCAAGGTTTTTTTTCGCCCGCCGATGATCGATTCATTCCAGGCCTCGACAATCGCCGCGGCAAACGATGCCCGGGCAATCAGCTCCTGCTTCAGGCCTTCGCTGAACTCCACCGGCTGGCCGTTGCTGGTGATGCCGCTCCAGCCGGTCAGGATCTCATCGGCCAGCTGCATGTCGTCGATCATGCCCTCGACGGGTTCGCCG